ATTAATACATCTGCAAGTGCTTTTCCGGCTGCTGTTGTAGGGTTATTAACTGGTTTTCCTGTAGGGTCTGTTTGTTTTAGCTCATTATTATAGGCATTAAACAAAGCGTCAGCCAGCTGTAGTGCTTCTTTTTGTTTAGCCTGTTTTTTAGCTGCATCCTGTTGAGCTAATTGCTGTTTGTCAAGTTGTGCTTGTTGATAAGCAAGTGAGTTTGCAAGACCACGAGCAGCAAGATCTTGTTGACGCTGAATTAATGTTTCAGTCTTTTGAATCTGATATTCTGCCCTGTTATTCTGTATCGCCTGTCTACGATCCAATTCGTCACTTAATGCCTGAGTTGCTTGCTGAAGCCGTGTTACTATAATTTCAGTTTTCCTATTCTCTCTTAACTTGGCCTCTATTAATTCCTTCTCTGCTAACTCGGCTTCAAGTTTTTGTTGATCTGCCTCGATCTTTTGTTTATTTTGATAATAGGTAGCATCAAGCTTTTCTAACTCTTTCTCTTTTATCTTATTATCTGTAATAGTTTGATTAATATTCGTCCTGTCTATTTCATATTGTTTAAATAATAGATCTTGCTGGATTCTATATCTCTCTATAAGAATAGCCTGTTCTTGATAAAAAGCATCTTTTCTCTGTGCGATAAGTTTTTTATTAAAAACATTTTCATCCTGAAGAATTTTGGCGTTGCTTATGTTTAATATTTGCTGCCTCTCCTGCTCTATTCTAGTAACCTCATCCAGAACAGAGTTTTCATTTATAACCGCTATTTCCTGTTCAAGCCTTACTATTTTTTGTTGACGCTTAATCCTTTCCTCTTCGAATTTTTCGATTTGTGAATTATGCGCTATCTCCGCATTCTGAGCTTCTAAAATAACCTTGGCCAGCTCTGTCTCTTGTTCTTCAGATAGTCTTGTAGCTCTTAGATTTTTAAGTTTATTGGCAAGCCTAACCGCATCTTTTTCGTTAATTAAATCAAGGACTTCATCTTGAGTAAGTCCAAACCTTTCAAGAAGCTTAATTTCTTCTGCTTGCGCCTCAAGTTGTTTCCTTCTCAATTCTTCTTGAAACTTCTCTCTATCTTCAAGCTGTTCTTTTTCATCTGCAACTTGCTTTGTTAATATCTGTACTTGAGCATCGGCACCAAGTTTTTTAGATCGAATCAATTCAATTTCTGCGATTGTTTCAGTCTGTATTATTTGCCTTCTTCTCTCTGCTTCTTGACGATCAAGGTCATCTAACACGTCAGCCGCTTCCTTCTCAGCAATATTTTTTTCTTGAATCTTCTGTAAAGCCTCTTCGCTTACTTTTGTTGTAAATTTGCTATTTAAAAATGCCTCGTAACCTTGTTCCTTTAATATTTTTATCGCTTCATCACCAGCTTTATTTTTTCTTAATTCTAATTCCAGTTCTTTAGAAGCAATATCAAGCTCTTTGCTTGCAATGTCCTTTTGTATTTTTGCTTGTCTTAGCCTAGCATCTATTGCGCTTTCCAGTGCTGCCTTTTGTTCATTTAAAGAAATAGTAGTATCGTTTTGGATTTCATTATAATCTTCCTCGTCCATTTTAGCTTCATTTAGGCGAATCTGTTGCCTCCTTAATGCATCTTCAAAAGCAAATATTTCTTTAGTTAATTCATCGTATCCTTTTATCTGTTCAACGATAGCTTTACCGTTTCCGTCAAAAGCTTTACTCATTTTGTCAACTCCTTTACTGGCCGCTGTTGATGCTGCTGTAAAATCTCCACTAAAAAATAACTTGACTGCCTCTCCCAAGTCAACTAATCCACTACCCAATGCTGCCAAAGACCCAACAATTACATCAAGAGTGCCCTTCAATTTATTTAACATTAAATCAAACTGAAGTCCTCCTTCTCTACTTGTTTTAAAGAATGTAGCTATAGCAGCAATAGCAGTTAGGAGTATTCCAATTCCTCCAATCTTTAATGCTTTGCTTAATTTTCCTGCTCCATTTTCTGCGGCCTTTTGTGCATCCCTTACCTTTTTAAGCTGTTCATATATTCCTGATAATCCTTGAATAGCAATGTTAGATGATTTCCCTAAATCCTTTATGCCATCACTAAATGCCTCCGATTCAATTAGCGCATCTTTAACTTGGTTTTTATAATTACCAACCTCTCTCTTAAACTGACCTACATCAGTATCTACTTTTTTAAGTTCCTTGTCAAGATCTTGAATTGTTTTAAGTAGTTCCTGCGTAGCCTTTTCTCCACCTTTTCCAGCTACAGCTAGATCCTTATATTCTTTTCTTAAATCATTAAGTCGTTTACTTGCCTGGGCATATGCTGAGTTTTGGGCTTCGATCATCTTTCGGCCCTTCTCATCATCCATCAATTTCTTTTTCTCAAAATCTGCAAGGGATTTTTTGGCTTTCTCTAGATCTAGAGTGGCTTTCATTTCTAGCTTTTCGGCTTCTACAGCAAGCTTTCGTTGCTTGTTCGATTCGGCCATTAAAGCATTTTGCTCTTTCAGTGCCTTGGAGTCAGAACCTTTAGAATCTTTTAGTTTTTGTGCGGTTGCTTTATTGGTTTCAATGATTACTTTTTTAGTATCACCAATAACCTGAAGGAATTTCTCAGCCTCAGCAATGGCATCTTTAAGATAGCCAGGAGCAATTAAATCCGAGCCTTGTATTTTTTTACTTTCTGACATTCTGTTTCGGCTTTGATTCCTTCATTAAAAATTCCATATACTTTAAAAACCAGAATACGCTTACTTGGTCTTCATTAATATTTATTCCTTGCTTTTTTATCCATACAAAAGCTTGATAAATATCTTCTTTCTCTTTTGGCTTAAGAGCATATTGAATTGCCCGCTCTTCCATTTCAATATGAAACACCAAGGACTGATCACCTGTCCATAATAATTCACACTGCATTAATTCGAGATTTATTAATGATCTGTGTAATTTTAAATAATCCTTGGAGGCTCCAAAGTTGTCAATTACCTCGTCACGTAACCTATCAAATACCCTTATCGCTCTTTTACAAATTTTGCCTGTTTTACTTAGCTTTGTCAGATCCCCAGTATTATGAAGTTCGATCCAATTAACCATTGGAAGTTCTTTAATACTCAGGTAATACTTATTTAAGTAAATATTCTCGTAACGATTTACGAAGTAATGGCAACATTTGTCTTTGAAGCTTTGTTTTACTTTCTTCATCAAGTCCGAGAATATCGCCATAACTCATTAAGTCTTTATCTTCTTTTATTGTGTTAGCCGAAATAACAAAACCACCGTCTTTTATAATGACTTTGAATGATTCATAAAATTGTCCTGTATCATAAAATGTATAAGGCTCGCCATATTTCTTTACACTGACAAGGCCATTGTAAACATAATGTTCTCCATTACTTTTCAAGGCTGTCAAATAAGAGTATGTTCCTATTACTTTGTCATTAACATCTACTCCTTCGGTATATAGCTGATCAACTAAATTAAGCTTAACAATAAACTGCTTAATTTCAGGCACCACAAAAACGGAAAGTGCTAGCTCGTTTGCCGTTATCTTCTTTACATTATTACAAACACTTACTAGTCGATCAAACATATTTTAATCTTTTTATAAAAAAGGCTCCATGCTTTTTTATTCAGGAGCCTTTTAAACATGAAAAATTAAATTTCAAACTATGCTCCTGTGGTAAATGTATTATTTACAACTGGAGTAAAATCGAATGAAGGTTTTGTAGGTGTCAGCCTCTTAACTTTGCTTGTCGTTGTTGAAGCATGAACAAAATCATATACTCCAGGAGAAGATTCTGTTACTGTCGTAATTGATATTGATGCAGCATCAGTAACATTATACAGAGCAAAATCACCTGCTACCAATCCTGTAGGTCTGTATTTAGAGCCATCTGTATAGATAGTTCTTAAAGATGCAGTAAAACCGGTTGATGTTACATTTGATACGTCCATGTAAACATCATATAAGCCTTTGGCGGAGCTTAAGTCTGTAGTTACTAGATTTGTAGGATATGTTCTTAAAAGGGAATCTTTAACTGTTAATTCGTATTGGAAATTAACAAGTAGGTGTTCTGGGTTCTCCTCTACAGCATCCACTAATTTAGAGTAGAATGAACTAGGCTGGATAGGCACTGGGAAGAAATCAGACACAGCGTCAATGCCAGTAATCAAACCTCTTAATTTTCCGTCAAGATCTAAGGCAAAGAAAGAAAGTTCACTGCAAGGACAAGCTTCGATTTGGCCCTTGAACTCAGATCCTCTTCTTCTTAGTTCGAAAGAAACGTTTTTAACTCCGTTCTTAACAAACTCAATAGCTCCTGATGGGTTAGTAAATACTACTGCATCGCCTCTTTCACTGTTTGCGGCTTCTATGCCCATTAAAGGATACCATCTCTTTGTAGCATCGGTGTCATTAAGCCTTGCTGTAAGATAAGTTCCATCGATTAATGTACCGGCAGGAATAGAATTCTTTTCACCGGTTGAATCGTAGGTTGGCACGATAAACATGCCGCGCATTACTTTAAAATTGGAATCACAGTTTAGGTAATAACCGGTGTTTCCAAATCCTGTACATAATTCCATATTTTTGTTTTTTATTTTAAATGGTTAATAATTCTTTTAGCATTCTGAGCAAATACATTGATATTTTATTCCTAGAGTAATATCCATTTGAACACCTGAATAGTTGTCACTGAATAATCCTCCAGATTCTACGCCCTTCTGGGTTACTAGCCCGAACTTTATTAAATCGGTCATTTTGTAATTAGTAAGACGCTCAATATATTTGACATTCTTTTTTAATAGTTCAATAAATTCATATGCCATGTTTCGCATTGGCTTAATCGCAAACTTATCGTGGTCAGCAGTAAGCCATGATGCAAAGTTAGCTTCTGTAAGAAAGTAAAATGTCAAATCCGGCTTATTAGCAATATCAGTGTCAACCAAATCCATTGCATCTAATGTTTCATCAAATGGCCTTCTAAGAAATACCATTGGTGTCTTCTTGTGTAAATCTGGCTCTCGCTTTAACTCCGAATTTGTTTGTACAATCGTTCCATTAAAGTAGTATGGTACTTGCAAATTGAATGTAAAAGGAGAAGGAGGCAATGTTGTTCCTTTAACTGTTACACTACAATTGTTTTGAACATCAGTAATTATATAATCAATACTATTAATAGTTAACTTTCTATATTTTCCAGGCTGTAGGTAATAAGTCTTATCAACATTAAGCGTATAAGTTCCGTCAGCATTATCGACAACTGATTTAATCTCAAATGGTATCACCCATGAGTTAATCAATTCGCCGATAACCTGAACAGTTTCTTTTCTTTTAACGCTCATATAAAAGACGTTTTCTTTTTATTTACTCCTGCGAATGTTAGATAATCAGTAAGGTTATCATATATATAGGCCTGTATAGCACTATATGTCTGAACTGCCTTATTATATCTAGGATACAAGAAAGTATAATCTGATGCTGTACCTACTTCTGTCTGCTGATCAATAGCCCCGTTCATCGTCTGTTTTACTCTGTTATCACGAACGTACTGAAAGTAGATAAATCCTAGCAACATCTTTTTTAAGCCTTCTGATGAATAGATGTATCCATTAATATCAACCGTGAACGGTTCAAATATTTTCTGATAAATAGGAGTTGCAGGCTCACGTGTTGTTAGATTAACATCAGCAGCGAACAAGTCAAACAGATCTTTTCCGAGTAATTCAGTTAAATACATTTCCTCATACTCTTCTATGTAATCGTCTATCTTGTCCTCGTTGCTTTTAGCAAGATCCCATTTGCCGGTGAAATCATCCGATTGTATCAGAAGGCCCATTTAATTACTGGTTCTCTCGTGGTAGTATATATCCCTTTAAAATCGCTGACATAGTTCCGGTTCCTGTATATGAAACTTTCCACCATACATACGGCGATCCATTAATAACCCACACCTTACTTTGTGATGCTGAGTTAGTAGCTGTATAAGTTGCAGGCCCATCAGAAACAAAAGCTGCTGTATCGGCCGTAACAAAGTTAACGCCATCAACTGATCCTTGAAGTGTAATAGCACCTCCAACCGTTCCGCTAATCTTGGTAACATTAGCCTGAATGGTTATAGATTTGTAGCTTTTTACTACTTTCGTAGAACAAGCTTTTGACGCTGTGTTTACAACGGTATCGCCCGTTACATATCCACCAGTCATTTGCAACGCCTGACCATTAGAAATGGATACAACAAATAAACATGCTATGATTAATGATAATATTTTTTTCATTTTAGGTTTTAATTTTAGAATTATGGATTGATTTTACTTTTTTCTGGCATGATTTCAACAAGTTCTGCCAATCCTCTTTTAATTAAAATATTGGCAATGTTTCCAGAAACAACATGCTCATTACCTTCTTTTAAATGAGGAGTAGTTTTTAAGATTTTAATCTTATGTTCTATTTGCTCGTCTAGGTCAGCCTTTTCTTCTGGTGATTGAGAATAAGAATTGGCTTCCTCTTTTGCCTTAGCTTCTTCAGCAGTCTTTGCTTCTGCGTCTGCCTTTGCTTTGGCCTCTGCTTCAGCTTTTGCAGCTTCTTCTTTAGCTATCTCAGCATTTAGAGCCTCTTCTTCTAAACGAGCCTTTTCTTCTGGTGAAAGGTTTTGATTTTGTTGGTTTTGTTTTGCCATATCTTTTTTATTTTAAAAGGGAGGCCGTTTAAACCTCCCCTAAGTTTTTAATTAAGCTGCTTGTAACGCTGTTTTTGCGGTTGCGAAATCACCTTTAACAATAACTGGGGTATCGTTTGCAGAAGCGAATTGAACTAGTCTGCTCTCAACAAGTATAGTCTTCAGGTTTTGAGTGAAGTCTGATCCGTCAAGACCAATTTGAATGTTCAAATCTTCCCTGTAAAGAACGTTAAGAACAGTCATATCACCACCTATGAATTGACCAGCAGGAACGGCAGTTGTAGTTATGATTTTCATTCCTTCAAATACTACATCACCATTAATAGGATCTACATAGTCTTTCCAAATTGGCGTACCTTGGCTATTTTTCAAAGCCTTCATTTTAGCCCAAGTAGACGGGTGAATGTAAACTGCATTAGCAACACCGAAAGCCACTTCGGCTTGAAGAGCAATTGCAGAAAGAACGTTAAACTCATCTGGAGACGTGATTTGTCCTGCGTTAGCCCCCGCGCTAAATGCTGTAGCAAGAGTGAATGCTCCATTAAGGTTATCTCCTGTATTATCACCATTGAACAATTGATCTTCAATGGCAACTGACAATCTCTTCATAAGAGAGTTTCTAATGTAAGAGATAAGCTGAGGAAGATCAGCCATAAGCTCAGTAGTTACTTTACCGTAAGCACCAATCTTTTTAACACTGGCTGTTTTCTCCATCCATTTAGATGATAATTGAATCTTGCCTGTTGCTTCCGCAATGAAGATTGGGTTTCCTTGTGGATCTGTTTCTTCAATCCATAATGCTCTTTGGTTTGAAATAGACCCTACTGATACAGACTGAAGGTATCTTTCTTCTCTCCTTCTGATTGGAGAAATTATGCCAGTGTTTTGGGTTAGCGAATACTGGGTGTTTCCTGAACCAATGGTATTGTTTTCGCCCATTGTTATAGCTGATTTAGAAATCGAAATTTCAAAAGGAGCCTTCTGTTTTCCAGATTTTACAATAGCCTCTAACTCATCCTTCTTGGCCATTACAGCTTCTTCTATAGCCTCCTCGAATGTCATCTTTTTACCTGATGCATTATGAGATTTAATTTGAAGCTTAAGTTCTCCGATTGCTTCACCTTGCTCTTTTAGGATCTTAGTATAGGCATCATTAACGCCTTTTACAGCATCATCGATAAGTGATTTGATTTCTTCTTTAGTTGCCTTGTCTTTAAGGGCATCAGCCATTTTAGCATCAAGGGCTTTCTGAGCCGCTTCAACTTCGGCTTTAATTTTTAGGGCAGCAGCTTCGCCAACTTTGGCTACCAATGCCTCAAATTCTTTTTCATTCATGGGAATAATAAGTTTGAGTTAATACTTGTTTTCTTTTCATTTTTTGAATCATTTCTGATTCTCGCCATGAGTGGAAAGTATCCGGCTCAAATTATTATTAGTGCCTTGCGGCGGCTTGTCTTATAGTTTTATTTGTGTCTTAGATATAAGATCTGAAACACTTACTGTTTTCTCTTGTGATTTGCCCATCATATCTTCTTCGTCGTCCTCATCAATACATGGAGTAAGTTCATTGGCTCCCCATAGTACAGCAGAAACCTCAAGTAATTTAATTTCATATACAACCCAGAAATATCCGCAACTAGTAGCAACATCTTTGTTGATCGCTTGTGCAAAATATTTATTCCAAATATCAAACTCGGCTGGGAAATTAGGATCGTTAACAGCCAAGTCCAACTTCACATATTGTAATCCAATGCTGTGCTGGTTGATCATTTTGGCTACATACATATCGTAGCACTTATCATCCAATGATTCCATTACGGCCGATTCCATCACTAGGCACTGTGTAGTACCTACCATGTTAATACCCAAATCTGTCAATGAATAATCCTGAGAATATAAAGCAGTTGGACGGCCTATTACTCCGTCTGTATTCTGCATATGATTCTTCAGGTGATAAATTCTGTTCTTCCCTTGCGGGCCAGACTCTTTAATTGTTTTCTTCCAACAGTCAGGAAGTAGCATGTCCATTTGAGAGTCTATCCAATTGGCAGCATTAGCGATTGCAACAATATTCAATTCATTGTTATCGTCAATAACCACTGACTGGTCACCTGTTTTGGTGGCATCTGTTTTAATGGATGCTTTCTTCACGGCATAAGGATAACCATTAGGATCTGACTTTATCGGGAATGCACATTTCTGCTTAATAAGTGAAGCTTTGTTTGCTACAATAAAATCAAGCAATTTCTTTCCGGTCAATCCTGCTGGTATTCTTATCATTTCTTTACGATTTTATTACCATCGACAATCTTATTCTTCTGATCTTTAGACTTTTGTAATGAATCAAGATCAACCTTATGGTTACAGGTTGTTTTGCAATCAGCATGTGCACATTTTTTTTCCATTACTCTATAAATCCTATCGATTTTATATACAATAATAATAAAAATTATTGTTCAAACAAAATTTGAATAAATATTTTTTCGTTAAAACAATATTTGTTTTCTACTGGTTATTATTTGGATCTGGAGTATTAGGTACAGAAACAATAAACTGAATCGCTTCTTGCTGTTCGAATCCCCATTCGCTAACCATAAGTTTAACGGCAATTTCTGGGGTAATTACGCCAGATCTAACCTGAGAATTTAAGTTAACAATAGCATTTGTAATGGTTTGGGCCTTTTCTGCCCTGACGCTTTGAGCCTCCTGTAGACAGTCAATCCCTGATGTGTCCAGATAAATATCAAATCCTAAATCGTCTTTTAATTGTTGATTTTCAGTAATCAACCTAGTAAAAGGTATTACACAATCATTATATAGGGCTTTATTTGATTCCTGTACGTTTGCGAACTTCTTGTTGTCTGGATCGTTAAACTGGCCAGAATCAACCTGTAATACGTTGCATAGGTCACGTATTTTGATCTTGTACCCATCCCACAATGCGAGTTCCTTGGTTGATCTTCCTAGCTGTAAAACTCTAAGTTTAGATGTTGATGTTGCTACTCCTCCTGATTTCCTAGCGCCACTTAATCTTTTATTCAGGGCTTGATCCATGTCACCTTGTTCGTCAGCAACAATTGGATTATCTGAATCGTTGGTAATAAGCACGTCTACGCCTTTATTTTTCAATGTTGATGTATCGGCAACATACATTTGTCTAAGTGATTCAATAGGCATTAAAGCAGCTTGCAATGGTGATAAACCCATTTGTGTATTCTTTCTAGCTACATCGAAGAACTTAATGAATATCATACTGGAATTATCAAGCATCAGCCATGATCCGTCATCATTCCAATATCTATAAACAAACTTGCCTCCCTGATAAATTTCTTCTACATTGAGCGTATTCAATACAATTCGTTCCGATGGAAAACCTACTATTTCCTTCTTATAGATAATACAAGTACCAGTCAATAATAGCATTTGAAGGGCTAGATTGGTATCAAGATCATATGTGTGTTTCTTGTAAGGCTTACCAGCCCAATAAGGAATAAAATTAATATTCCGTTGAGCGAGAAGGATTTTATTGATAATCCCGAAACATGCTGGGTTATTAGAATATCCGGTTTCGACCAGGTGCCTTAAGGCCATACGGTTAAAAACATGGGTTTCGGATAAAATATACTGAAGGAATTGTCTGTTGTCAGTGGCATTTACATATGTTTGATCGCCATCGTAAAAAGTATCATTGCCAAACAGAAAAGTCTTTGTAACTGATTTGGCCAAGGGAAGCAACCCAGGCCATTTTGATTTTACCGGTTTTTCCATAAATGCTATTTTGGTTTAGCATGAGTGGAAGGTTCCGGCTCACTATATTTGTAAATCTAATAAATTTTATTTATATTCTCTACTAACTCTATAGATTAATTCTATATCCTCGATCCTAGCTCAAACCAGGCTCTCATATAAATAGAATCCCATTCATCAGGGCTTCGTCTTATAGCCTGTTTAACCTCATACTTTGAAATAACCTTTAATTTTCCGTCAACATCAATATCTCGTTCACGAACCCAATCCATTTCCTGTTTGATCTTCTGAATCAGTCCTTGGTTTTGGCAAGCCTCATAAACTTTACGATCGTTTATGAGCTGTGACATTTTAAAAGTACACTGTGTCTTTAAGTTTGAATAATTCGTTGATCCTAAAGGCTTGCTATTTGCGACAAATCCATAACATCTTAAAATATCCTTAACTCCTCCACCAACTCCATCCTCATCAACAATGATTCTACTCATAGGAATTTGGTGTTTTATAGCAAGTGATTTTATGGCATCAGCAGTTTCATTTACTTTGCTTTTAAAGATCTCAACCCGTTCAATTACTCGAAGCCCTGCCCAAATCCTAACCATAGTACTATCCTTTCCTAATCGGGCAATATCTGCTGTAATATATTTTAGTTGACCCGCCTGAACATGTTCATTGCTGAAATAATCATTCATTGCATCGGCCTCTATCAGCTTATCCTTGCTTTCGTCATAATCGAAATTACCATGAACCAGCCTTTGGATAGTTATTTCACTGGCCGTGTTCATTTGCTGGTCAATCCAAATCTTTACTGCTGGATCAGGATTATCTAAAGGAAGAGCTTTAATAAATTTCGTGGTTGCTGTTTCCCTGTTCTCTTTGTGAGGCAAATAAAACCTGTTATAAACATGCCCTTTATCAGGATTAAACATTTCAAGTGTTCTAGGTGGTAGATTATATTCAATGTTCTTTCTAAATCCTGTACGTCCTGAAAGAATCTCAATGGCTAAATAAGGAGTTTCATTACTTTCATCAATCACTAAACCAGTTAATTCATAACCTCCGAAACGAGTATAAAGAGGATCAGTAGGTTGAAATGCTGTATCAATTAGAAATATTTGGGATTTGTTTTTAAATGTTATAATCTGGTCTTGTTGATTATAGACATAATCAACTCCTGGATTAAGTTTGTACTTATTAAATACTTTAAATAGGGTTAATAATGTTGTTCTTTTTAGATTCTTAAGTTCCTTTCTTGCCAATCCCCATCCAGTACCAGGAAAGACCAAACATGACATCGTAAGATATTCAGATGCTACCCAGCTTTTACCTGATCTTGCACTTCCTCCGTATCCGATATTTGTAACTTCATCTGAATTTAGAAGTTTTAAAGTATCTAATTGCTTCTGGTGAATACCCCATGGAGTTTGAGCCTGTATAGTAAAATTCTTACGTCTGTATAATTCAGCGCAAATCTGGTGATATTGTATTTGAAGTGGAGCGGTCACTTATTGGATTTTAAGGTTAATTCCTCTCCCATAAATAGAAAATGAATATTTTGCAACTGATGGACAGTTTCCAACATTAGCCATTCTTCATTATTAAGTGCGATATGGAAACCTCTTTTATTATCTCCAAAAATTTCAAATACTCCCAATTTTCTATTTGATATACCTAATTTGTCTACCCAATACTGTGTCAATGGAATTGATTCTGTAGACCACCCATCAGGCAAAGGGTATTTGCTTCTATCAACAACCTTGGATATTATGTTGTCTTTTGATAATTCTTCAACTATTAATAATGCATCGCCTACTGGCGAGTACAGATAATTCCCAATTCTTAATTCATTTGGATTCATTTATTAAAATAGTTATATGATTATTTTATTTTCCCGGTGGCAATTCTTGACTTAATACAATTATTCCCCTCCATTTAACTTCTGCTGAAGCTGTGAATATATTATTAGCTCTTCATCAGAAAGCTTTGAAAGGTCAATTTGATTAGAATTGACTTCCAAATCATGCTTATCTCTCCATTTGTCCTTTTGTCTATTCTTAAGCCAATTTAAGGCAGCTCCGGCATCAGGCGGGAAATACTTCTTTATCTTAGCCCTAATGACTTCGCCTTGATATTGGAATACTTCTTCGCAATCTTCTTTTATGAAGCCCGTAGCCCTTTTATGAAATGAATCTGCTACTTCTGCATCGGCTATTGTCTTCCCTTTCTGGACTGACACGGAAAATTCTTCATACTCTTTCTTCCACTCATTAATAGTATCTTCTACAACTCCAAAGAAATCAGCCAGTTCCTTATCAGTGGCACCTAACAAACATAGCTTATAAGCCTGTTCATTATATTCTTCCTTGTATTTGGTCGGTCTGCCTCGTTCCATATTTTTACTCCTTTCAGAACGTTACTTTTGTCCTTTGTATGTCCTTAATCATTAATAATGCACAAGCTTCTGCATCACTTTCTGCAATATGATGGTTAACTGATATTCCATGCCTTAAACACGCCTGAGGTAATGATTCCTTGTAAATCTTATAGGTACAATACCAACTTACTTTTGGCTGTTGAATGCCGTATAGTGCTAATGCTTTTTGAAGGCAATTCATATCAAATGCAGCGTTATGAGCTACCAGTTGCTTACCTTCTATATGCTGTTTAATCTTTAAATAGATGAGGTCAAAAGTTTCAGCATCTTTTGTCATTTCAGGCGTTATCCCGTGTATTTCGATGTTTTTAGGGGAATATTCGTTACAAATTGGCCTTACCAAATAGCTTATCCTATCAACTATTTTACAGTCCTCAACAATAGCTAACCCTACCTGGCATATGCTGGAAGGTTTACTATTCGCTGTTTCAAAGTCTATGGCTGTAAAGTTGCTCATTAAATCCCTTTTAAATATTCACAAATACAATAGCCTATTATTGCTCCAGACAGCAATATTAATACCCTCTCCAATACATAAAATAATTGCTCTTTATTATCAGAAATTGATCCTCTTGGAATATGTGTCCCGATATGTATTATTTCTTCTGGAGAAATTCCATTAATTGATTTAGGCTTTAGATCACTTATTTTCATGTCCATCGCTTTTAAGCTTTTTTATGAAGTCACTTAGATTGTTAAGCATCATTTCGCTTACCTCTTTTTCGCCAATGTTATCATATTTTTCAACATCCCTTAGCATTTCTCCCATTGTTTTAAAATGCTTCTTTCTGGGCGGTAGCGTAGGCAACACAAACTGATCTTTGAAATCATTGATATTTATTTTTTCTTCTTCTTTATTCCAAAACATAATCTATTCCCTCTTATGTGTTAAGTTTTCAAAGTAAGGTTTAAATGTTACTGTTACATTGGCATTTTGAGTGCCTATTATCCATTCAGGTTTATAGCCGGACGTTGGTACTGCCCATCTGTCAATCGTTGGCGTGGGGACTAGCTTATTATAGTCCGTGACCTTAATTTTCCCGGCCTGCATTACATCCACTTGGATAAATCTATGTACATATTGCGGAAGCTGCCAAATGTTCCACGTTAACTCTTCAACTTGCTTATCGGTTATCCACACATTTGATCCATTTGGGTATCTTATATATTCTTCTGTAAGTTCTGAGGTATCAAATCCAAACATTGAATTAGGAATACGGATCTGGTTGAACCAGTTCAAAGTACCATAGTCTTCTACTTTTTCGTCACTTATTCGACTTCCCAATACTCCATTCCTATTCCATTCGGCTCTTACGGTTCTATTGGCTCTGTCCGGTGTATAAACCTGAAGATTAAATTCGAAAGAGTATTGATCAGGAAATGTACCTATTGCCCTAGTTGATGAATTTCTAATTATGTAATTACCTGGCCCGTGTGCATTTAGCACTTTTGTCCATTCGATTAGAAATCCAATTGCCTTTTCGTTGAATTTATTGACAAAAAATCCATATGGATAAAATGTACCAAAAGTGTTATCTGTTAATTCAATGAGGTCCTTTTGGTCTTTTTGAAGGTAAATCTTAGCGTCTGTAAAAAGATCATCAAAGAACCATATAACGGAATGCCTATCATTAAAATGATCATCAGTAGGGGTATATTCTGCAAGCGCAGGCAATGTTGGAACGCACCCATCAGTCTCTTTTGTCTGCACCTGAATAGGAGTTGACACTGTAGGCTTAATTACATATATCGTTTCTTTTATTGCTTGCCCGTTCATGATCCTTTTTCTGTAAATTTACTTTACAACTTTTGTTTAAACAAAATATTTCACGTGGAACTTTTGTTAAAACGAATATATGAAAAAATAAGCTTAAAACCTAATAATTCTATGATATTAGCCAATAACCTAATTTTACTAAACCATAAATAATTGAAATTATTAATAGAGGTAATAGTATGTAGTTTCTGTAGTAGTAGTTTATTTTATGGATGTTTAAAGGGTTTCTTTTCATTGGATGGTTAGTTCGTGGCCTGTTAAAGCAGCATCAGGCCAATAGTTAAACCCTAGCTTAATTAACCATTCTTCTGTGATTAAAATACCATTTAACATTTCAAAAGGAATAGATTGAAATTCATCTGTTGAAATTACATTGCTTTTAATCTGTCTTACAGCCTGCCATTCATTTTTAGCTGTTGACGTAACTCCTTGGTAAACTAAATTACCAATTCTTAATTCCCTTGGATCTATCATCTCTCTTATGGTTGGTTATTGTTTTGGTTACCTACCTTCCCTAAGTTTGTTAAGTTGGACAGTGGAAATGTTACCCTATTGCGTACTGCTTTATTCTCCACTGTTTCTTCTTTGGTCATTTCTTCCAACTGTTTGTATGAAAGATACCCAATAATATATCCGTTTTGAGTTATGGCAATTGCTGGCGAATCTTCATTGAATGCCGTATATTCGCCAAATTTTATGTAACCTAATTGATTATTCATCTTCTTTTGTTTTAACAGTTCTTAAGTATTTAAGTAGAAATCTTCGCTCGTATTCCCTAACTCCTTTTAATTTCTTTGCCCTGTTGAATAATATACAATACGCTAATCTATGAATTGGTTTTCTCCACATTCGAAAGATGTAGAAGCAAATCCAAGAATATATAAATGATATAAAAAACATATTTATGAGTTGGGATTAATTTCTTGGTTCTCTCTTCCATCATATGAATTATGAATGAATATCATTTCCCCATTTTCAATTATTAATGATGGATGACATTCACATGTTGATTCTTCGATGTGTTCTTTCAAGTCGTTAATAGGTAAAATATTTATCATCTTTCTTCTTATTTTTCTATTGATTAAATACATCTACTGTTTCTGGTAATGGCATCCAATGTGTAATTAAATTTTCCATAAAATGGTCAAAACATTCAACTCTTGGGTGATAATAACTTATCTTTATTTCTTTCCTTCCTTCTCCGTATTGCAAACAAACAAGAACTTCCTTGAGTGGTTCTGGCAATTGATCTTTCACGCTAATCCATTTAATTTTATTTTCTAATCCAGTCTTATTAATTTTAGCATAACTTTCCATTGCATCAGTAATCCATGAAACTAACAATGCATCATCATATTTTTCGGTAATAATCTTTCTGACTACCCTAGATGCTATTTCAAAAGAATCATTTACTATATAGTTATCTTTCATACCTTTAATTTACTAATTATTACCTATTTAACCTAGTATTTCATAGGGGAGTTGTCCACTATTTTGACTTATTTTCTTCCTTAACAAAGTCTCCGTCTGCATCACAATGAGCAGGTGGATAACCATGTTTATTAATATTTAAATGTCTCCAAAATCTATTCCAACACAAAAATAAAAATCTTAGTACTGGGATTAGTATCATTCTTTTGGGATGCTCGGATGTTCCGATAATCTCCAATTTGTTTTTAATGTGATTTGGCATATATATTACTTACCTATGTTTTAAAATTTATAAATCACTTTCCTTATAAGGTGTAAATTGTAGGCAACCAGAAACCGATTCTCCGTGCTCATCTTCAATAGCTACTATATTCCTATTTTTCCTTTCTCTGATCTTATCAGCACTTGCTAAAATTGCAGCCGATATCGGATTACTCGAATAGATTACACTCTCACTGCCGTCTATGAATTTTACTTTGTATAAATAGTTTTTCATTTTTCTTTTCTCTTAATCTTATCCAATCATTGTAATTATATATAGTTACCTTATTACCTGATTTAGTGTAGTAGAAAGTCATTTAAAAGTAACTCCGTGATCGTTTACTAAACTTTCGTAAGTTGAATTCCATTTCTGGACAATAAAACTGCATTGATCAGGTGTTAATAAACTTCTAAGCGTATTTGGAATAGATATTGTCCTTGGAAATGCACCAGTAGTTTTATTTGGCTTGAATTTCTCCATCGGATAATCAATAATCCATCTGCCAGTTGAAGAATTTTTTATAAAGCTCTTTTTGATGTCATTCAGGCAAAACTCTAAATCAACTCCCAAATGCCTTGACATAACATCAATTTCTATTTCGGGATCTTTGCTGTATTTTTTAGCCTCAGGAAGAAGGTCATAATTTTCATTTCCTTTCTCTCTTTCTAATGCTACTATGATTTTATGGCTAGCTTCTTTTTTAGTTATTCCAAGAATGAAGCCTAATTGAGATGCTTTTATTGTTTTCATTGTGGTATTAGTTTTATTTCCTTTTATTTACTTTCCTTGTTATACCTATGCGCTTAAACTTAACCTTGTCTTTTTCCCAGATACCAACCAGTTCAGGAAACATCTCCCAAAACATTCCTGACTTAAGAAGTTTATTATAGAAGTCCTTGTAGTTGATTTTGTCCAATGCTTCTTTCATAGTTCTTTTAGTTTACGCTTGTACTTATCTTTAATTTCTATAAGTTCTGATTTTGAGTACTTATAATTCCTTGATCCATCTTTTAAAGCTTCCAAATCTTTTACATATTGTTCCCCATATCTCTTTACCAACCCCTCTCTATATCCAAGTTCATTTCCATCTAAGAAGAAATTACACTGGAGGCAGCTTTTATGGCAATTCATTTCATTAAATATTAAGCCTTTGAATATTTCAGCTTTAAAGTAATGTGATCCTTGCCACGGATCAGAATAAGTAGTGCCACAGGAAATACATGGAAGTTCTTCATCTCTTTTTCTTATCCAAGCTTGAAACACTTCTCTTGCTTCTTTTTTATACTCAGATAATTTTTTAGTAGCTTCTCTTAACTTCTTCTTTCTCACCTTCCACTCACTTAATTCTTTTACTTCTTTAACCTTCTTTACAAGCTCAATAGCACACTTATAATCGCATACTTTTTGAAGTGGTGCATTAGGTCGAAACTCTTTCTTGCACACACGACAGCGTTTATTTTTAAGCTCTTTTCGTTTCCTAATCATGATTCAATATAATATTTATCTATCTCACTATCAAGCACTTATGTAATTAAATTGAAAAAAAATATATCCACATCTTAAGATTTTTCATCTTCTTTAATCACTAGATTTCCGCTCGTATATTCTCGCATAAGTAAGATCAAATTTTGTTTCTTTTCCGCTGTATCTGCCTTTCGAATCTCTTCTAAAACTTTACTGAAATATTCTGAATCATTCCAAAACTGTTCTGTTAATTCTTGACCTAAAGTTTTTTCAATTATTGAGATGAAATTTTTATTTGCATTGTATGCTAAATTGAATTTTCTCTTTACTTCTTTATTGGTCATTCCTTTTAAACCTTCCATCCATTCATAAGCTTGTTTTTGGAGATTCATAAACATGAAGAGTGAAATTTGTCTTTCAGTCATATTGTTTCTTCTTTTAAATATTCCACAAAACCATTATACCTATGTTTGAATCGGAAATCAGTATCATATAAATCTTCAGCCAACTTCACTCCGTGCATAATTGTACTATGATGCCTATCAAACATTCTTCCTATCTCAGAATAAGTTAATTTGGCCGTCTGGTATATTTGGCAAAATATTATTGCTCTTATTTCTGTTATCTCTCTTTTTTGGCTTCTCCCTATTAGACTCTCCTCGCTTAGTCCGAAGTATTTGCTCGCTTTGCTTAATATCTTCTTTCCCTTCTCCTCTAGTGTCGGGTTTTCTGCTTTTTCCGTTTGATTCATTTGATTCGTAAATTCCATATCTTTCATTAATTCGTTTGCACATTTCTTTTCTTTTCTCATCTTCTCTCTTAACTGCTTCGTTTCTTTCTGGTGTTGGTACATAATCACAATAGTTTTCCATTTAAACCTCCTTCAGAATGGAGCTTTCTCTTCTCCTTCGTTTATTATTGGTAATGTTTCCCAGCTTGTTAAATCTGTTTGTGCCGGAAAGCTGTTAATTGATTTATCACTTACTACTACAGGCTTGTTTCTTTTATGCCATTCTAAAACTGGAT